CTGGCAGGCAAACAGCCGCTTAATGACGTGTTAACAGCGGTCGGTCAGATTACGCCGAGGAAAAATTCACTTTTGTATTACAACGAAAGCGGGAATCTGACACTGACGGACCTGACAGGGCGAGCGAAGTCGCTTCTTGGTCTGGGAACATATGAGAAGATGCGTGCGTTGCTGGAATTAAAAGCTGCCGCAACAATGGACCCCCAGAGCGATATCCGCGACCGCACCCCTGGCAGGCTGGCACTGTCCGGCATGCATGGATTTGGTCAGGCATTTACCAGCACTGAAGCCCTGGCGTTTGAGGGACTGTCTGATTTCGTTGAATGGCTGAAGAAAGTCACGCCGGGGCGGTATGCGGTCAGTATTACAGATTCATCACAACTGCTTACCGGTACCACGCAATTTAACGGCATTATTGACGTGATGTGGTCCCCGTACGCCAACAGTGAATCTGACACAGTCCGCAAATTTAAAACCCTGATGTGTTACAACCAGTATTATCAGGGTGAACACTGTATTCACTATATGCAGTACCGGTACAACGACAGCGATAACAGCTGGAACATGTCATCGCGGGTAGTTGTCTACGACGGAGATTCACTGGCGTACCTGTTGTCCAGGATGGCGGGTTCAGGCTCATATTACAAATACCCGGCAGTGGGAGTGCCTGTTCTGGCGGTCTATCAGGGAACGGCGGCTGGCGATAAGGCAATCAAAATTGGGCTGGGTGACATTGTACCGGGGTCGCGACTCGGTCCGGTAACTATCACCTGCTCAATTAATGATGCAGGTTCATATGTTTCCACTCCACGCGTTTCTGCCGGAGGTGCCGGGGCATTCAGCTTTCCCGGTCGCTATCAGGCGCTTTCTGGATTCAGTAATTCGTATGGCGATGGAGGCCGTATTTGTCTGTTTGTGCGCATCGAGTAACGAG